ACCATATTTCGCAGACTCAATCTCTTTCTTCTTAGTCCATGCTTTTGCATTGCTTTGTATCATTGTTTTAAGATAAGGAAAACCTTTACCTTCTAAATGATACTGAGCTAATAGATATTGTGTTACTGTTGTACTTACAATATCATAATCTATTATATCAATAAGATACATAAGTTGATTCCATTGTCTATTAAGAGTTGGTTTGTCAAAATGGCTTTTTAGTTTTTTGCCAATATACATAAGGTTTTCTCTTAGATGTTCAGGAATGTCCTTAAATATTATTTTTGCTTCAATCGATTGTTGTTTACGAGAATTGGTATATCCACATGATGGACACCTCATTCTTCTAGTATTCCTCTATTTCTTGACCATTTGTTAAAGTCAGTTAATAATACATCGTGGTCATATTTTGTTGGAAATTGACTTGAACAATGTTTACTAAATATCCAACTCATCATGTCTTCAAAATCACCACCATGATCCATTAACATTTTATCTAACATTTGGTATTGTTTTTTTAATCTTAGACCTTCGTATTCTCTTTTTCTCATATTTACCTTTCTAATATGAGGCTACGCTTAAACTAGGATATGCATGATTCATACGCAGGGTAATAATTTCAACCCAGTATTTATTGTTTATTCCTATTTCAGTTAGTAGCCTCACATTTGTTATCTATTTAGAATGGCAAATCGTCATCTTCTTCTTTAACTGTGCCATTAGTATTTGTAGCTACTGGTTGGTCGTCAATAGGAAAAAGCAACATTTCTTTTGCAGTTACTCTTTCATTGCCTTCTTTATCAGTATATTTTTGATGTTTTACTTCGATAAAACAATGTCTACCTACAGCTAAATCAAGGTCTATTTCAACAGGTAATGTATATGCTTTACGTTTTTGTACATTACCTTTAGAGTCTTTTTGTTCAACAATACTTTCTTCAATCTCATAACCACCAACTTCAAGAAATTTCATATATCTTATATTATTGGATTGATTTGGTACATGTAACAATGTATCTAAACCAATTGATTTAATATGTTCAGTATCTTTCCAAATCCATATTGCTGATGACCATACATGTCTTCTTGCCTCTGACGCATTATCATCTGTTATTTTATATTCTACCTCAAGCATGTCAGCAACATGATAGACTCCATCTTCATTACGACTTTTTATCACTTTGTCTGATTGCTTCTTTGTTACTTTCACAATTTCAGCTTTGTATTTACCCTCTGCTACAGGTTCGTTTGAACGTTGTGGTTTATCATCAGGTATAAACGTTGTTGTTTCCATTTGTAACATACTCATTAGTTGTTCTCCTTATAGTTGAACTCGTTTTTTACTTCGTTTAAGAACATTTCATAGTTAGTAACATTAACAGAACCAGCTTTGATCTTTGTGCCAAGATTCCGTTCTATTGCTTCTATTTCTTTATTCTTCTTTGGTTGTTGTTGTTTTAGGTTGTCAAATAGCTCTCGAATGATTGCCAATTGTTCTTCACCTAAATCAAGTATTTGTTTGCGATATACATCATCAGCAATATTGCACAGTCTATTGACAGCTCTTTTAAAAGCATTTGCATTTGCAGCAGCAATATTGTAATCAATGTTTATAACATTCTCTGGTGTATGTGGTGATTCTTTTTTGAATTGAACTCTTGCAGAACCAGGAGAAAAGAAATGACGTTGCACACCATTATCATTAATTATAAGTGTACCAGCTACATATACCCATTCACCACCAAGAAACTGCACAGGATTATCACCTGAGTGTACCCATGACCAATTAGGAAAATGTTTATTTAGCATATGACGCATCCATGCTTCTTCAACATAATCTTTACCATCTTTTTGTTTTATTTGTTTCTTTGGTGTAGGTATTTCAGAGCGTAGGATTGCATCGTTTCTCATTAAATTTTCTCTAGCTTTCATCTCCACTAAATCATTTGGTAATTGTGGTTCTATTGCTACACTTTTATTTTGTGTTTTTCGTTTCATGAATTACTCCTTCATAGTTTGCGTTTGCGGGATTATCACATACTTTATTAAAATTGCATAACTTGCAATCCCAATCAGTATATGGTACTGTTTTAGACTGTTGAGGTTCTATTGGATTATCTACAATTTTTTGTGCTTCTTGCCAATAACGTTCAGCAAAAAGTATGTATTGTGTAGACACTTCAACTTTATTGATTTGGCTAGTGTTTTTATTATAACCTATTAATGCCATTTCTTCAATATTTCTTAGTCCATATTGTTTACCATAGTTTTTCTCTAAGATATATCCGTATGTACCAAGTTGAAATCTGTAATGGTCACCTGATGTTGTATCAATAGGTCTACGTTTACCAAATGTTTTAGTCCATGCCCATTGATTAGCAGTTTTGTAATCATACAGATAACCTTTACCTTCTTCATCTATTATTAATAAATCAAAACTACCACCTATATTTAACTCTCTATCGAATATGTAATCTTCTGCATATTTACGAGGATAATCAGCAAGTGTAAGTGCAGCATCAAGGTCGATACCAATAAGATTACCAAGTTGAAATACTCTTAGTAGTTGCTTTGAAAATGGTTCTTCAAGTTCAGGTTTATATTTTTTATACCACATTTTTTTAGAACATTGTCCACTCGAAGATGCAGACATTCTACCAGCTGATTGTGTGTCTCTTAACTGATTGTGTACTTTGTTTTTTTGTTCTAAATAGTAGTCATATGCTCCGATGATATCAGGCTTACTCACTTGTAACCAAGTTTGTTAATGTGATGTTGTGAATTGATTTCATGTCTTCTGCGATCCTCCCATTTGTTTGTTTCATTTACGATTGTTTTTTGATGTTTTTGCCTAGATTTCCACTTACTACCTCTAAGTTCTGCAAACGTTTCTTGTACTTTACGTCTTGCTCTAGTTATTGAAGACATAGAAGTATATCGTTTAGTGTTTAATCTTTTAAAAAACTCAACGACATCTATAGCGTGATAAGGTTCACCTGGTATATAAAATACTGGGTCAATCTTAGCGTAATACATAAAACATAGTTTACTGTCGCTATCTCTAGTCTCTGGATGGTTGCGTAGTATTGTTTCAACTATTGTTATCGTGTCTTTATTCATAGCGTTCCTTTTCGTGATTTTTTGTTTGTTAAATATTACTAATAATTTACTCTAAATCCTAGTATTATTACACATAGAGCGAGAGAGGCATAGGGGTCGAGGCTATACCTCTCTGCTCGTGGGGATGCTTACTTGCGTAAGTAATTTGAT